CTCCAACTTCTTGATGCAGCATTACCTCCAAAATTTAATTTATACTGCCCTCCATCTGTTACACTTGGAGTAGTTAAACTACTTCCAAATGCAGTAGCACCACTAAATAAACTTGCACCAGTTACTGCTAATTTATAGGATGCATTAGCTGCTCCACCTATACCAACATTATTAGATGAGTCTGTTTGAATTGCTAAAGGGATAGCCCCTAACTTCTGTGTTAATCCCATATTTATTTATTAATAAGTTGATTGATTTGTTCTTGTTGTTGTGTTACTCGCCATAATGATTTGTATATAATCTATTTACTTTATCTGTTAGTTCGTTGATTATAGCTTGTTGCTCTTGCATTGCTTTTACTAAAATAGCAAACTCCATGCCCACATTTAAGCCTAATGCATCTTCAAGACCTTTAGTTACATTTCCATCCTCATCATATTCTCTTGTATCTTTCTCGTAAACTAATGATGGGAATACCTCTTTAAATTCTTGAGCAATGAATCCAATTTGCTTTTTCTTATCAGTATCATCTGTTAAATTAAAATTTACTACTCTTAAAGCCATTAAATCATCAAGTTTAGATGTAGCTTCTGTAATATTTTCTTTTAATCTAAAGTCAGATGACATAGTACCATAAGTACCATATAAATTTTGTAAGTTACCATTACCTAAAACATACATTTTATCACCTACGCCATAAGTAGCACAAATTAAAAAATATGAAGATGCGTTTTGTGTATTTGAGCCTAACCCATATACCATATTTATATCTCCACTAACATTATTAAAATTACTAAACTGACTATAAGGGCCAGAAAAATAACTTCCTCCATTTGATTTTTGAGTAACATATCCAGCACTTGTGATTCTCATTCTTTCGGCATTGGTGGTATTGTTCATTGTAGCAAAAATCAATGCACCCTTATTAGTATCTGTAGTTGAAGATTCTGAAACCCCCTTAATTGCTGCAACTGGATATGGTACACTTAAATCTCCATTTAACCAAGCACCAAAGGTCAGTTGTCCACCAGCTCCAGCCGCTTGTGTTGCAGTACCACCAGTTGTAACAAATAAAGTACCAGCAGAATTTATTGCAGTATCCCCATTTCCTCTAACTTCTGTTTTTGCAGATGTAGTGGTTGTTCCAATACCTACATTACCAGTAGATGTAATACGCATTCTTTCGGTAAAAGAAGAACCATTACCAGTTCTGAACCTATGGTCACCCCCATTACCTGATTGATAGAATAAATTAGTATCTGTACTACCACCACCTGCTAAACCAATATAATTTCCTTCAGTATTTAAACCATTTAATGAAATCATATTAAATCTATTGTCATCTGCAATTACACCAAATCTAATACTATTAGTTGCGGTACTTGTTTTAAGTTCTAAAATACTATTTGGGCTTGTAGTACCAATACCCACATTAGTTCCATTATCATATAAAACACTATTGTTAAGCACTCCACTTGCAGTCCACTTAGATAGATAGTTAGTTGTACCACTACCTCCAATACCACCACCAGTAATCTCTACTACCGCTTGAACGATATCATTAGCTTGACAAGCAGTTGCTAAAACAAATGTAGTGCCGTTAGTAGCAGTGTATTCAGCAGCAGCTAATTTAGAGCCATTATAATAAACAGCTAATTGACCTACTGTGTAACCACCAGTAACTGTGAAAGTTGTTTGAGCAGCAGTTGCAGTATAGTCTTGAGTGTTTGTTGCGTTTACATTAGGAGTGATTGTCCAGCTTCTATCAGCACTTAAATCATATCCTACACCATTAATTGTTAATGTTCTTGTTTGTGGAACTGGAGTGTAACCTAAAGCAGCTTGTTTGTTGTTAAAGGTTGTCCAATCAGCAGCAGATAAGAAACCAGCTTGTGAACCGTTAGCTTGTTGTATTGAGAATACACCAGTCGTGTTATCGTATAATAAAGGACTTGTTGCACTTAAAGATGTTAAGTTAATACCACCTAAACCAGCTAAGGTGTAAGTAGGTACGTTTAATACACCAGTTGTGCTATTGTAAGTACTTGCTCCGTTATTGCCAGTAGTCGTTAAGCTAATCGCACCTCTTGCACGAGCATCTGTAAAGTATAAGTTACTGCCTTCTGAGATATTAGATGTAGAACCAGAAACACTTGTCCAAAGACTTGTGCTTGATACATATTGTAAAATATCTCCGTTGTTAGGACTTTGAGCAGATACGTTATGAAGTTCATCCATTTCGTAGCCGTTCTGTATTCTAATCTCTACAACACCTTGAGTTGGATGTGAACGTACAACAATACCTACATACACCAAGTGAATAGGTGCGTAAGGTTTAGTTGATGTCCAAGCACCAGCAGTAGTTCCACTTAAATAAAGTTGTGTTCCAGCAGCGTATGCTTGAGTGTCTATATTGTCTAAATTACCAATTACAGTTATATAACCATTGTTCATATTGGTAATGTCTGCTCTAACTACACCATAAGTTTGTGCAGATGTTGCATCACTATTAGCTTGTGCCTTAGTTACAGTTGGTAAGTTACCTTGACCACCATTGATGTAAACAACAGTTCCTTTTGTTAAAGTAGCACCAGTTGAGTTGTAAACTTCAGTTACCAAGTTTTGTGCTTGAGTAACCACAGTTGGGAATGGAACTAATGAACCATCTCCAGCTACATAATCAGTTGATGCACCAGCGAAACCTATATTTATATTACCGCTTGTAGTTACTGGACTTCCAGTTATTGTTAATGCAGCAGCAGATTCTGTAATTCCTACCGATGTTACAGTTCCTACATATTGGTCGTTACTTGTTACTGTAAAGTTTGGATAAGTTCCAGTTATACTTGTTGTACCACCACCAGTTAAAGACACAGTTTGGTCAGGTGCGGTATTCGTAATCGTAAAGTTAGGGTAAGTACCACTCGTAGAAATTCCAGTACTTGCAGTTAAACTTACAGTCTGGTCTGGAGCAGTATTTGTTATTGTGAAGTTAGGATATGTTCCACTTGTTGAGATACCAGTTGATGCCGTTAAGCTAACTGTTTGGTCTGGAGCAGAGTTAGTAATAACCCCAGTTGTTGAGTTATAGCTAATGCCAGTTCCAGCACTTACAGAACTTCTTGCTCTTGATGTAGTAAAGTATTCGTTTGTGCCTTCTGCAATATCTGAAGTAGTTAAATTAACCGCACCAGTATATCCGTTCACACTAACAACCGCATCGGTGTTATCTACTTGTTGCCAAGCAGTACCATCAAAGATAATCCAGTCTCCCAAGTTCCAATCAGTAATGCCATCTATGTTTGTTGTACCAGCTACACTAACAATGTAGTAATAACCTTTAGTACCTACACCACTCGCTAAAGTAGGAGTGTTAGTTGATGCGTTCCAAGTTCCTTGATATTGAGAACCACCTAACAAGCCATTGATTTGGTTTTGTACCTTACCAAAAGCACCTAAGATAGAATCAGTCGCAGTAACTGCACCTCCAGTTACGTTTAAGCCAGTTAAGACTTTACCAGTAACCGCAGAGTTTACTAAAGATGGTGATGCGTATGTTCCACTTAATTCACCACCAGCAGCTATGCCTTCTATTGTTGTTAAATATGTAGAGTTATCGTAAGAAACAGTTGTACCACTTACTTTAACAAATCCAGTTCCGTTTAATTGTGCTTGTTTAGCATTGAACGTAGTCCAATCAGTTGAAGTCAATAAACCAGTTGTTGAACCACTTGAAGTTGGTATTGCCGTTTGAGATGCAGCAGTTACTAAACCTTTAGCGTTTACTGTTATTGTAGGAACTGAAGTTGATGAACCATAAGCACCCACATTAGAGTTTACAGTTGCTAAAGTTAATGTTGTATCAGAACCAGTATTACCAGTTCCAGTTACATCACCTATAAAACTTAAAGCACCACTTGGAATAAACACCGCATCGGTTGTAACCGCAGTAACTAAACCTTTTCCATTCACAGTTATTACTGGAATAGCCGTAGAAGAACCATAAGTACCTACGTTGCTATTCACAGTAGCCAATGTCATTGTAGAACCACTACCAACCACCGCACCAGTACCACCAGTTACAGTTATGTCAGAACTTGTTAAGTTGCCAAATGTTAAAGCTGATTGTTTCCCGTTAAATGTATTCCAATCTGCACTTGAAAGAAATCCGTTTGTTGATGGACCAGATTGAGAAATAGAAACCACACCACTTGTTACGCTAATCGGAGCAGTACCAGTTATAGCTGCTCTTGCTCTCGCATCGGTATAATAAAGGTTTGAGCCTTCAGCAACCGCACTTGTTGTAAAAGATGTTGAACCACCTAAAGCAACTGTGCTTCCGTTTACTGTTACTGAATCGTGTAACAATGAAGTATTAGGAATATCATCTAAAGCAATAATACCAGTAGTGTTAGAATAAACCACACCACTTGTAGCATCGCCACTTATAGCGTATCTTGCTCTTTGGTCAGTAAAATATAAGTTAGTATTCTCTGTTACTTGTAAAGTGTTATAATCACCGCTTTGTGCTACCACATCTCCAGTTCTACCAAAAACAGATGTTACTGGTTGTAAATCACTCCAAGATGCAGTTATGGTGCCTCCATCTTGTTGGTTTAAAGTTAAAGTCTTGCTTGTGCTACCAGTAACCGCTGCACTAACAATTGAATCATTGTAAGCAGTTGTCCAAGTAGTTTGGTTAGCATCGGTAGGAATAGAATACCCACTTGCCAAACCTAATGCTAAAGTTCCAGCAGTTGTAATAGGATTTCCGCTAATCGTAAGACCAGTAGGCACACTCATATTTACACTCGTAACCGTACCCACATAAGTCTCGGTATTATTCACCCAGCTTGTTCCGTTATATACTAAGGCTTGACCAGCAGTTGGACTTGTAATAGTTACACCGCCTAATTGAGTCAAAGTATAGTCTCCCTCTTGTGCTACTACGTTTCCTACTCTACCGAAAACTGAATAAACGTTATTAGGCAATGGGTAACCACCTTGCGGTGCTTCAATGGTTACTACCGTTGTGTCTACGTTTATGTCGATTTGGTCTTGGTTTATTGTTATTTCAGTGCTCATTAGATTTGTGTTATATCTTGATAAACTACGAATGTTCCCCAAATATATGTCTTTGTAAAGTCGCTTGGGAATACTACTGTTAAGTCGTAAACATAATTACCAGCCGCAATTGTAATAGGATAGTCTACTGTAATAAGGTTATCATTTACCCCACCTATTGAAATGCCGTTCCCATCACTATCTAAAGTTGCAGAAACAGTTGTAGATTTAATGCTTGGTCTTATTTGGATTTCAGCATAAGCACCACTTAAGTCAATAGGCACATCATTAGCAAATAAAGCAAATGTTTGAGCCCAGTTATCATCTTTCCAGATTTGAATATTGTAGGTCGCTGGTCTTAAATCAGCACTATTATTACAAGCCATATTATAGAGTATTTAGTCAAAATTACTCAATTTTAAACAATTAAAGGCTTAGTTACGCAAAATATACCTTTCGTAACTTTTAGCATCAAATTCGTCTTTATGGTTATTTATAAACTCATAATACTTTGAGTATTCAATATCTAACTCTTGTTGAGTAATTGGCGTTAATTTTTCTTTTGCTATGTCCTTGCTTTGCTCTTTATGATTATCAAAGTTATCTGGATTGTCTATGTCTCCGCTTTGCTTATGTCCAGCTACTTCCGTTGGGTCGCTCCAGTTAAAACAATAGGATGGTACATAAAATACATTATTCTCGTCAAGTTCGCCTTCATCTCTTAATTGAGTGTACCAGCTTAATCCCTCGTACCCAGTAATGTCTGACCTAAAACCAATCTCTTTTATTCTATTCATTTTAACTATTACACTTGCCTCAAGCGTGTTTTGCACTAACTTTAATTCTTCTCTTGTAGCAAATAAACTCTTTTCTGGCTTCCATGCATCTTTGCCATTTTCTTTTATCCCATTAACCGCTTGTTCAATATGATAAGGCATATATATATCGTCATCATCTGCTAACATAAAATACTCACCAGATGCGTGGCTTACTGCATCCCTACAAATTTGCCCTCTGTTTTTATAAGGCAACCCAGTCTGATAGTCTTTGTCGTTATTTACTATGATAACATTAGAAACATTAACCAGCATTTCATACGGAAACTCCATATCAGTATTAAATATGATTAATTCTTTGTGAGGATATGTCTGGGCGTAAAATTGGGCTAAAATTCTTCTAACACAATAAAACCTTCTATATGTAGTGCAAATAAAACTTACCATAAATAGTTGATGTTTCCGTTTTTGAAATTGGCTTTGTTCTCTGGACTCCAAGAGTACAAGGCATGATGTTTAAAATATTTCACTTCCCAATGTGGGAACAATATATACTTTATCCCAATATCTGCTAATCCACTTTTAACTATTTCATGGCTTACCTCCCTTTCATAGCCTATAAATTCTTTAACCCTATCACCTAACCAGCTTGGACCATACCATCCGTTATTTGGGTTTACGCTTTCTAATAAGAAATTAGCCATATCAGACGATTTACAGAGCCCAAATACTCCGTTGGGCATTGTATAATCATTTCCCCCATGATAGCAAAAAAAGCCCTTAGATTCGCTTAAATCGGTATTGTCTATGCTACCTACACAATCAAAGTCTACATCCATATAAATACCACCATATTCAGCTATTAAAAATATCCTTAATATATCTGCTTGATGTGCGTAGTCTTCGGCTAATTCAAACTTATCGTATAACTCCTTGATGTTTTCTGGTAACTCTGGCAAGTTATCATTAGTCCATAAAATGTGCTTATAGGTTTTATTCTTTTCTTTTACTTTATCTATAAAGCGTTTTTCTCTATCGGGCATTTCATATGGACCTACCCAGATTTGATGTATTATTTTTTCCATTATTTTAAAACTGTGTTTTTAGCAGTATTTTTAATTAGTTTCCAGTAATTATATGAGGCAGTATCTTCTTTTATCTCTAAATCGTCATCATAGGGCAATCTTTGGTTATAGTCTGATTTATAAAATATTCCACTTGTATTATTTACGGCTCCAGCATTATGGTAAATATAGCACTCATCCCATGTCTTTTGATTGCTTGTAGCCCATGCAAACTTTAAATCATCATGTACTACTGTTTCATATCCTAACTTCCAGCCGTTCCAAAGTACAGCCCACATATCAGCACACCATATTTGTAACTCGTGATAGGATGGGTTAGCTAATCTTTTTTCTATGTTTATGTCTGTTATTTCCTTAAATAACCTTTCACTGTCCTTTTCTACGTTATTCCAAAATTCTGCATCTATGCCTTTCATTAAATATTGTGCTCCTATGCAGTTTAACTCATTATCTTTAATTACTTGCTTGTCTATATTGACTATCTCACACATCTTGTCGAGTATATCTTCGCCTTTACTTACTATGTAATCATGGCTAATATAAAATCTTGTATCTGAACCATACCATTTATTATCAAATACAAACTTGTACCATTCAATTGGCTTAGTGAATACTATGTCGCAATCATGGTAAAATATAGCTTCATCTTTAAGTTCTGGGTATGCCTCAAAGTGTTGCTTTAAAATGTTAGGTCGTATAGATGAAACATAGTGTTTAGTTTCTCTTTTATCATAGTAAAAAAAGAATCTTGCAGCATAACCATTGGCAAGTTTAGACCATTCCTCTGGAACACTGCTTTCAATATTACAAACTATGTCTACGTTATTAATGTTTATTCCTACACTAATAAAGTTTTGGAGCATGACTTCAACTTGCCATGCATAAAATAGCGTAGCTGGTTGAGCACAAATTAATCGTATTTTCATATTTAGGTTTTAACATGGCGTACAGTCTGAATTTACAGTACAAGCAGTTCCACAAGGATAAATTGTTAATCCAACTGTATTAGCAGTAGGAGTTGTACCTTCTGTTACGCATATTGTTTGAGTTACAAACGCTGGGATACTTCTTGTTGTAGAACCAGCACCACATCTATCATATGTATAGTTACCAGTCGAACTTGTTTCATTAACTACTGTCCAACAAGAACAAGCTGGAGGAGCGGCAGTTGTTGTTGTAGATGTTGTTGTTGTAGTTGTAGTAGTAGTACAGTTAGCATTTACAAATTTAATAACTAAACCAAATCCAGCACTATCTTTTACTGCCACATATCTGTTAGTTGTACCAGGTTGGTTATCAAATAATCTACTACCACTCACTGGAGTAAATAAGCCGCCAATAGCAGCAGATGGCGTATCATATGTAGTAGTGTTTGCTTGATAGCTTCCGTTACCTCCAGTAAAATTATTAATAGTAACATCTTGATATATACCATCACAAACAGAACTAATATCAAAGTTTACTGGTGCTAATGTCGTAGAAGTTGTTGTAGTCGCTGGACATCCAGTCAAACCAGTTGCAGTAATTGGTAATTGTGTTCCACCTGGATTGCTATAATAAACTTGGTCTATTCTATAAGTATTACCTATTGAGGTAACTCTATCATTTAATTGAAATGTATTATCTACATAGTTAGTAGATGTAGTAGTCGCTCCAGTAGCACAATTATAAAGTAAATACCACACTTGAGGCATTGTTGTTGTACTCGTAGATGTTGTAGTAGTTGTACCAGCACAAGCAATAGCAGTAATCTGTGTTGTTGAATTAAATGCTCCAGCTCCGTTATTGTCTATTACTTGAACTACAAATACATCACTACCTCCAGTTGTATTTCTTAATCCACTTGTACCATCATAAGGGTTAGTATCACTTGTTAATGTTAATGTTTGTGTAATACCCATTGACCTATAAGTACTAAGAGAAGCGAAGCCATAACCCGCTCTAATTTGATAACCGCTTCCGCTACCACCAGACCATGTCGCTACCACCTTTCCTTGATATGTTCCAACGTTATTACAAAGCACTGTTAAACTTAATGTTAATGGAGGCAAAGTAGTGGTCGTTGATGTTGTAGCTGGACACCCAGTAAGCCCAGTTGCCGTTAATGACAATGCCAAACCGCCTGGGTCTGATATTAATACTTGGTCAATTCTAAATGTTTGCCCAATAGCAGTAACTCGGTCATTTACCGCAAATGAGCCGCTAATATATCCTCTTGAATATTCAGTAGCACCAGTAGCACAATTAAATAATTTGTAATATACTGGGGCTTGTGTTGTAGTCGTTGATGTAGTTGTACTTGTCGTAGTCGTAGAGGTCGTTGTAGATGTACTCGTAGAGGTAGACGTTGTACTTGTTGTAGTTGAGGTTGATGTTGATGTCGTACTCGTTGTAGTACTTGTCGTTGTAGGAGTTGCGTCTGTATAATACTTTCCACTTCCCGTTAATGTAACATTATAACTGCCTATGTCCTTATAATCACCGCTTATGGAATAACCACCTATAAAACAATAACCGCTAATGTATCTATAACCATCTATGCCATTATCAAACCTAAATCTTGTTAAAAGCAATAATCTATCTTTTTGTGCTTGGGCAATATCCTCATATGAAAAATTATCTAATGTAACTATCCCATCTAATGACATAGTCCATGCTGATAAATTCTCTTTATCTTCTTTAAACCAAGCGTTTACTGCTGATGTAGTTTCTGATATATCTGTTTGGCTTTCAAATGTACATCCCCTTGCACAAGCAAACACAGTCTCCGTTGCTGGAATTGTAGATGTATCTATTTTATATAAGATAACATTATCTCCGCTTACTTTAACTGCCATAGGTCAAAGTTACTAAGATATTGTATATGCACCAACTCCTTGTAGGTTTACGCTATAAGTAGCAATCTCTTTATATGGTGCGTTTATAGATAAAGAAGTTAAAATAGCTGAACCAGATAATATTACAAAACTTGACCCATTGTTAATGCTAAACTTAACATTTATTGGAGTTCGAGCCAATTGAGTGGCTAACATATCAGCATAAGAATAACCGTCAAGAGTTACAATACCCTCACAACTAACAGTCCATGATGCTCTGTCTATTTTATATTCCGCAAACCATGCAGAGGACTGACTTGTTACATCTACTTGGTCTACCGTTACGCTAAACGTACAATTAGTAGAACAAGCAAAGACTGTATCTACTCCACCAGCGGTTTTATATAGGATTATGTTTTTCCCTTGTACTTTATCAGCCATTGTCTATTATTTAAAATAATTTATATAATTTATAGTTGCAGTTATGTCTGTATTGCTAATTTCTAATAAAGTACCACTCATTGAGTTTGCAGCATAATCAATAGATGAGTTACCTAACATATATGAGTTATTAGAAACATTTATTTGTGCTGGGTCTGTATCGTATGATTTAATCATTTTTGATGCATTCAAGTAAGGGTAGTTTGCGTTTGCAGTTTCAAAACTACTAACAGAACAATCTATATTAATTACGTTGTTACCATATGAGTTTATGTATTGTCTCATAAGTAATTGAGTCATACTATCATAAGCCCCTTCTTTGCCAAATCTGTACCAGTTTAATAAAGGAGCACTACTTGCGTTTAAGAATACTCCAACAGATGTAGGGAAACCAGCTATACCTTGATAACCAAAAGGAATATCTACTTCTTTTACATACTCTTTGTTATTGTTTATATAAGCAAAGTAATCTATAGCGTAATAAGTATAATCTACTGTTGTAGTAAAGTTAGTTACTGTACAAGTGTTACCTACTTGATTATTGAACTCTATTGTCAATTGTCCTCCAACTGGGCAAGGCAATGTTGTTAAATCAAATACTCCATCGTCTCCCTCTGGAATAATATAACCAGAACTTACACTACTTTGCCAATCTTTACTATTATTTAAATAATATGTTGTAGTGCCGTCAAATATTGTCATAGATACATAACCCCTTGTACCACCGCCACCATTTAAAAATAACATAGAAAATTTTACAACTCCATAAGAACTAATCTTAGGCATAAAGTTATTGACCATTCTTGTATAGCCACCACCAGCAGCCCTAACCATTGTTAATTGAGCATATGAATCAGTTGCATTATCTACTAAATAAAAAGATGAACCAGAACCAACGTTAATTACTGTCCAAGATTGTGGAGCAGAACTAAGGTTAGGATATATTTTTAAATTGCCATTGTCTACTAAATTCTTTGAGTAGTCAATTTGTTTACTTGTTTCTACTCTATTAAATCCTTTTAATATTAACTTAAACTGCTCGTTATTTATAAAATATAAACCGCTTGTATTTCCAGTGTATCCTTGTATTGAACTTAATGTATTTAAATTATTTCCACTTGAAACTACTGTGCCTAAATAGTTATATTGAGTAAAATAGTTGTTTTCATTTGCAAACTCATTAATAGCTACTATCCACCATTTGCCACCAGCTTGGAACAATCTACATCCAAAAGATTTTACAATTTTTTCTAATACATCATAGCTTGACTCGTATGTATAATCTTCGTTCTTAAAAGTTCTTAACGGAAGGTAAGTTTGACTAAATGGCTCATATTGGTAGCCATCTTCTCTATCGTTCATACCAACTGAATAATATGAACAAGATGTCATTAAGTTAGGAGTAGTAGGGAAGTTTAACGAGTTTAAACAAGTTAAAATATAACTAAGTACAGTTAAAGGAGTATTTGTTCTGTTGCCTACACTGCTGATATTTAAAGGTATATTCCTTAACATTCCTAAGCCGTCTACACAAGTAAAAGATAATTGCTTTCTCCCAGTTGAATAGCCTATTGATATATTGTCGCTTAATGTATAACCAGTCCATTCTAAATCAGTGCCTAAATATAATTTAGCAAAGTATTTTCTATCGTTTAAAGTAACAAAGTCTGGTATATTGGCTAAGTTATCAGTTACGTCAATTGTACAAGACAATTCACTTGCATACATTGCCTCATATATCTCATCACCGCTTGGGATGTATTGTAGAGATATATTTACTCCAATAAATTCAATTAAAGTAGGTGCAGATGGTAAATCTTCTTGTAAATACAAGTAAGCAGTTTTACTTGTCTTTGTAGCATAGGTAATTTTATATTTATCGTAGTATGCCATTATCCTCGTCTATATTTTAAAGATGTTTCACTTCTATTCATTGCTAAAACTAAGTCTGTGCCTCTTAATACAAACTCACCGTTACCTCCACCGCCATTTCCAGATACTGCACCAGCGTTAAATGTATTGTTCATTAAGTTTCCTAATTTACTTAAAGGCATAACCGCTTCACTTTCGTTACCTTCACCAACCATAGCTAAAGTTGGACCAGTTACAATACCACCAGATGCAAGACCTAAAAGCCCTTTAAACATAGACCCAAATCCTCCAGTTAGTTTAGTTGCACCAGCAGCACCACCGATACCCGGTATTGCTGATAATATAGCTTGGAATAAAGCAGCTTTAATTGCAGCAGCGGCAATTTGCTTTGCTAAATCCATAAACATTTGACCAATGGCTTGACCAAGACTCATCCCTTGTTCCATAGATGACCATAATCCCATAATAGCATTAGTAGCATAGTTTGATAATACGTCAGCAGTTTCTAAACTTTTTTGATTAAATGCTTCTATTGATTCTCTTGCACTATCTGCACCATAAGCAACTTCTGCAAATCCTTTTGCTTGGTCTGCTAAAAACTTACCTAATCCACTTTCTGTACTGCCTTGTTGTCTTTCTGCTTCTTTAACATTAAATGCTCTTTGTCTCTTTTCTTCTTCACTACCAACAGTTAATATATTTTTATTTTTACCTAATTCTTTTCTTATTCTAATTGCCTCTAATAAAAGGTTGTTTTCTTTTCTTAGATTAGCTGAAAAATCATCAAATGATTTATTTGTATCAGCGTTAAAGTTTTTTGTACGAGTAGCATATTTATCTTGCTCATTTGCTAATTCATTAAACTGCTTAGATATACCCTTAAATACTTCTTCTAAGGTTGCAGCTTTTTTACCTATTGCCTCTGCTCCTAAAACGTCCGTACCAGTAATAGCTGGAGCACCAGTTAATTTAGATAAAGCAAATGCACCTAAACCTTCGCCCATAAATAAAGATGCCTTGTTAGCATTTTGTGGTGCGTTTTGTGCCTCTAATTGTTTAAATGCTTGTTCTGCTGCTTTTTGTAATGCAATTTGTGATGCCGCTCTATACAATGCAGCTTTTACATAACTTTCCTTATTATCTATAAATACCTTCTCTGCTTCGGCTATATCTTTTGTTGTACCGTAAACCTTACCTAAACTATTGTTATATTGGTCTAATGCATCTTTCTTTGATAGAGTTCCATTTCTAAATTTATCAAATGCATTATTTAAATTCTCGACTTCTACATACGCATCAGCAAATGCCTTTTTTGACGCACTAAATGCGTTATTTGTTTCTTTTAATATTTGTGAGCCACCAGTTACTTTATCAAAAAAATCACTTATCTCATCACCAAATGCAACTATTAATGATGTTGCAACACCAATTGCAAGACCTATACCAGCTGGACCAGTTAAAGCACCAGCCATTGCCTTTAACGCTTGTGAACTACCACCAGATTCTTTTTGTAGTCTTTGGAATGATTCAAGTAAAGGGTTAATGTTATTGGCAATACCCATAAACCCATACGGAGCATCTTGTGCAACTCTTGATAAGTTAGATAACGCTTGTGTTGCTTGATTCCCTACCTTACCAAAGTTCTGCATCTCTGTTTTAAGACCTTTAGATGCCTTAATAAAGTTATTCAGATTGTCTAACGCTTCTTGGGTATCAGCAGTTATAGTGAGTTTTAATGTTTCTTGTGCCATCTTTATTTTTTAACTCCGTACATTTTTAAAGTCCTTGCTAACTGTTCGTTTGTTAGCATAACCTTTTCCTCTGCTGGTTCATTGTCGTCAATCTCTGGTATGTGCCAAAACGCTTTAAGTGTTTTAGGCGACTTTTCGGAAGTGCTACTTAAATATACAATATAGGCGAGGTTTCGTGTCCTCGCCCATTCGTTTAATTCTTGTTTTTCCTTTCCCATAACAATTATAGAAAAGTCTTTCCAAGTCATCTCCCAAAACTCGCTTGGGCGTATATTACATTCAGCAGCCTTAACTAAAATATCATCCCAGCTTAACTTAATTAGACTTTTTTTTTTCTTCTTTAGGAGTTCCACTTACCGCTATAACAGTGTTTGTAATAATGTATTTAAAATACTCCATTACTTGACCATCAGTGTTAAATATACCTCCTATTTCATCTATCCAATCGCATACATCATTTTCAGTGTATTCAACTGGCTCTTTATTACTGTTACAAGCTGATTTATAACCAGCATAAATTAACTTAATAACAGTATCAATGTCTAATATTTTTCCTCCGATTAATTCAAAATATTGGTCTATGGTTACGCCTTTGTCCTTACAGAACTCTCTCATTGCCCAAGTACCCCATTTTAAATCTATTGTTTTGTTGTTTGTTTCAAATTTATGCATAGTTGGTTTTTATTGATTAAGCTCCTTGTTCAGTTTGTGTTACTGGTGGTGCATATACTACAAATGTTGCAGAAAACTTAACGTCATCTTTATCATCTGCGTTTACATCAAATGTAGAAATCCAAACAGAACCAGTGTAAGTAATATCTCCAGTAGCTGGACTTGCTTTACCCATCTTCATACCAAATACTGTACCAGCAGCGTGAGCAGTATATAATTGTTGATAGCTATCTTTAGCTGGGCTTCCAGTTTCGTCAATTGCAAAACCTTCACAAGTGAAAGATTGAGTAAAAGATGGACCAGGTTGAAATTGGTCTCCACATTTAGAAGTTGCATCAATTGTGTTAAGAGTTGATGTGAATGAGTTAGATGTAAGACAAGCTACTGGTTT